ATGATTAAACGTATTATATTACACTGGAGTGCCGGCAGGTACTACCCCAGTGCGTTTGAAAAGCAATATTATCATTATTTAATTGATGCTGAAGGGCAAGTTTATTCCGGCAAATATTCTCCTGAGGATAATAATGACTGTACAGATGGCAAATATGCAGCTCATACCGGAGGCGGTAATACAGGTTCTATAGGCGTTTGCTTTTGTGGGATGTTTGGATTCCGTGATAAAAATTTTGTAGGTGATTATCCGCTTACCAAAATTCAATTTGAGGCCGGCATGAAATTCTGTGCTCAGTTATGTGAGAAGTATGGCTTGGATATTACGCCTAAGACACTTATGACTCATTACGAATTCGGCATCGCAAATCCTAAAACTACAAGTAAAGGCAAGATAGATATAATTTACTTGCCACCTTATTCATGGGTTTGTCAGAAAGATATTGGAAGTTTTATTCGTTCTAAAGTGCGTTGGTACAAAGAAAAATTATAAGAGGGTATTTTTATGGATGTTAATTATTTTGATTTATCCGGTGGAATTAATCAGGCTTCCACTAAAACAGAATTGGGTGTAGACACTAAAAGAATTTATTGGACAGATTCTAAAAATATTGAAATCTATAACAATAAGGGAATTATTAGGCAAAAAGGTAACACATTAATGGTTGAGTTGCCTGAAGCTGAGGAAATTACCGGAATTAAAGAGATGGAATCTGACGGATTATTCAAGCTTGTTATTACAACAATAAGCGGGAAAATCTATATATATTCGGCAACAGGTGAAAGTCTGATTTTATTAAATAAAACTTTGACTGGTAAAAATGTAATATTTGAAAATTTTTTACGTGGGGTTCTTATTGCAACAGAGTCAGATACAATGTTTTATATCAAAGATAATAGTAATTTTGATATTGTTGAGTGTAATTTAAAAGATTTAAATGGAAACTTATTATCTCCTGATTGCATAACTGTCTATAAAGGGCGTGTCTGGTGTGCAAAAGATTCGACAATATATTACTCGGCTTTGGGTACGTATAATGATTTTGACTCAGAAAATGATGCCGGTTATATTAACGATTTTCATACAGATACTGCCGATATTATTACAATGCACACGTATAAAGATTATTTAGCTGTTTATAAAAAAGATAGGGTATATTTATTGTCAGGTTCAAGTCCTGAAGATTTTGCAATTACCTTGTTTGCCGACAAAGGTAGTGTTGCTAAAGATTGTATTGTTAATGTTGATAATAAACAGTATTTTTTAAGTAATGGTATTTATGCTCTAGAACAAGTCGGTGAATTAAATCAAATTCGTTTAGGTTCTGAGATTTCTTCTAAAATCAAAGCTGAATTCCAAAAATTTGATGTGTCTCGAATGAATAAAACATTTGCTGTCCACTATCAAAATAAAAATCAAGTTTGGTTTTTCTTCCCTTATTTAGATAATTCTTATTATAATACGATTTGGATAAATGATTACGTCAATAAAGCTTGGTATAAAAGAGTTTTACCGCAAAAAATCACAACATGTTGTGAGTTTGATTCTTATATTATTACAGCCGATAAAGATGGTAAAATTTATCGAGAAGATTATGGTACTACATTTGACGGTTCACCTATTGAATTTATGTGGAAATCACCGTTTCTGGTTTTAGGTAATGTATTACGTCGAAAAATTATAGATGAGTTTTATTTTATATTGGATGATATCTATGATAATAAATTTGAGTTTTCTTTGTATAAAGATTACGACAGCGAATTTAGTGATGATGTAGAATTGATTTTTTCAAAACATTATACTCATTTTATTTGGGGCGGCGATGAAACACCTGATAGCACTCAATATTGTTGGAGTAATGATGATTCACAAATTCCTGTTTGGCCTATAAATTCAAATTCATTGGAAAAGGCTGAAATATGCGGAAGTAATTATTCTGTCCAAATTTGTGTTCAAGGACGTGAATTGACTGATAATTGTGCAATTATCGGGCTTCAATTCCGAGAAATTTATGATGATGAAACTAATTAAGTCACCACTCATTCAAATTATATAGTTTTAGGTTTATGAAAATGAAAGGAAAAAGAAATGTCTGAAACAAATTCAACTTATTCTGCTTTTATTCCACAAGTGTGGAGTCAAAAATTGAATCAAATGTTAGAGAAAAATTGTGTTATGTTGCAATGTGTCAACAAAAATTGGGAAGGCGACATTAAAAATCAAGGTGATACAGTTAAGATTATTACACCTGCTGAAGTTGCCGTATCTACATTAACTTCTGATAATATTGAATATTCTTCTCTAACTCCGATTTCTCAAGATTTAGTTATCGATCAAAAGAAATTCTTTGCATTTAAAATTGATGATGTTGCACAAGTCCAAGCAAATGCTGATATTATGGAAGCTCATTTAACAAATGCTAAAAAAGCTATCGAAATTGTGCAAGATTCTTATTTGTTAGGTTTACATACTGATGTTACTGAAGAAAATACTGTGGGCGAAGAAGCTTCTCCTATTGCTCTTGATAAAACAACAATTTATGAACATTTTGTAAAATTAGCGTTAGCATTAAAAAATTCAAATGCAGTTCATGCCGGTGTAAGACCTTGGGTTGTAATTAATCCTGATATTGAAGCATTTTTACTTCAAAGTCCGGAATTTATATCTGCATATAAAGTAGCTGATGAAACTTTACGTGAAGGTGCAATCGGTAGAATTGCAGGCATGGATGTGTTAGTAAGTACAAATTTAGTAGATGTTGATAGCAAGTATTATGTTTTAGCTGGTACAAACGAGGCTATTACTTTTGCATCTCAGTTAGCTAAGATTGAAAGCTTGAGAGATAAAGATAGTTTCTCTGATTTAGTTAGAGGGTTGTACTTATATGGTGCTAAAACTGTTCAACCAAAAGCTTTGGCAAAAATGATTGTTTCTGCCGCATAGTTTTTGGGGTAAATGTGCTCTCAATCCTAGTTTAGTGTTTGAGAGTACATTTTAATCATATAGGAGATTGTTATGATATTTTCAAATGTTAAAACAAAAATTAAAGAGTTAGCATATAAAGCAGTAATAACCGCAGAAGAAAAATTGGGAAGCGGACAAGGTGAAGCTAAAAAGAAATTGGCGATACAGTATATTGTTAATTATTTGCCGTTTTCTCCGATTATAAAAACAATAGTTTCAACGTTATTGTCAGGCTTTATTGATGATGTAATCGAAATTGCGGTGCATTATATGAATTCTTTATCCGATGAAAAAATAGGAGATTAAAAATGCAAAATTATACAAATGGAATTGGTGGTAATATTCCACAACAAAACAAAGAAATTTCATCACCTGCCGTTGCTCCGCAGGCAAATCCAAAAGGATATAAAGATATATTCTATCAACTTGAACAAGCAATAGGTGCAGATGTTCAAAAAGTAAGAACTCTTGTACAAAAAGGTACTATTACACAACAGGAAGGACAGTATTTGATGGGTCAGTTGGCTCGGAAAGCTAATGAAATTAACGCATACAAGAATTCTGCCAATATTGATAATGCATCTGTCCAACAACCTCCAATGCAGCCGGTTCAAGTTAGTGCAATGGATATGTTTAATCAAGAACGTCCCGGCTTTTTTGAATCAGAAGGCAGAGGAGATGTTCTGAATTATATCAAAGGATATGACATGGACAAAGATGAAATTTCTCGAATTGCTCAACTGGTTGAAGGTCTTGAAAATTCAGCAGTTGATAAGTATTTGAGAAAATCCGCATACGAGAAATCATTGAATGACGAGAACTCACTGGCAAAAAGCAAGTTGACTGCTTAT